ACTCTAAGCATTTCAAAATTACAAAATCTACTCATTGAAAAGGGATACGTTCCAAATAAATATTTCACAATGGACGGAACCTGTTTTTACATTGAAGTCTTTTCAATCAAGACTGCTGATATTTTTTTCCTATACATCCCTTCTAAATATAATTTTCGATTGGAAGGTGTTGATAACATCTTTAAGCTCAAGTTTGTCAAGGTTGCGGGTGGTGAAAATACTGAAGATTACACAGGGGCTCCAAACAATGATAATCTAGCCGAAATATACGGGTCTGAACCTATTAATTTAACTATTGACAAAGAGAAGCTTCGGGAACATCTCGAAGAAAATTACAAGTATCAAATTTTTCTCAATGAAATTTCAAAGGAAGATTCTGTGGATTTAAAAGCGATTTATCGACAGGTTTGCAGGTTGAAATTTTGTGTTCAAAATATCAACTACAAATTGGGTGTAATGTATAAAAATTATATTACATCTATCCAAAGGGATGATACGGTTGAATGTATGTTCGTTAAACATTACTCTCGTGATGACACAAAAAAACTGATGATTATCGTGGACTTGGAAACGTTCTATGCAAACAGCAACAAGATAATGGAAGACGTTAAGATTGTAAGAACAAGTGTGTACAAGGTACTCGAAAAGAATCAGGGAATGCACACACGTGTTATTGAACAGATAATGGAAAATAACCAAGACATTGCAACCATCCCTGATAAAGCTCATGAAAGAAAAGAGTATTACGATACCTTGATTGACAAGCTTGAAAATATGTTGTTGATTATGAACAATGCAGATGAAGAGGCGCATCTTAAAATCAACATTCTAAACGAGGGACAGCGAAATCTACAAACAGACATTTCAAATTCCCATCAGCGTTCAATACTTGAAAAGGAAATTGACAAGATTGTTCGAATCAAAACAGAGATAACAAAGAATATGATATCACTCCAAACCAAACGTGAAACTACCATATTGGATATTGATAAGATTATGTTTGACAATACAATTATGCTTGACAGAATGCTGAAAAATTTTGTAAAACTCCGAGAGTTTTTTTCAAATTGAAATTTTTTTTCAAGAATCTTGAAAAAAAAAATATGTGTATAATCTGTAGAAATGAATACGATTCTGAAATGACGTATCTTAGTTGTCACGCTTGTTTGAATGTGACTTCAATTCCAAACACTCTTGTGAATCTAACAGAGCTTGAGTGTTTTTCTTGCCCAAAGCTCACTTCAATCCCAGAAACCCTTGTGAATCTGACAGATCTCAATTGTTGGGGATGTTTAAATCTCACTTCTCTTCCGAAGACTCTTGTTAAGTTAACAAAGATTGACTGTTCCTACTCAAATATCACGTCAATTCCAGACACCTTTGTTAACTTAACAAGTCTCAACTGTTCTTGTTGTAAAATGTTCACTTCAATTCCAGATACCCTTGTGAATCTAACAGAACTTTATTTCTTTTCAAATGTCATCACTTCTCTTCCAGATACTTTAGTAAATCTGACAGAAATCGATTGTTCTGATTGTCCAAAACTCACTTCCATTCCAAATACCCTTGTGAATCTTACAAAACTCTGGTGTCCCTCTTGTCCAAAGCTCACTTCTATTCCAAAGATTCTTGTGAATCTAACATACATTGATTGTTGTTGCTGTCTAAATCTGTCTTCAATTCCAGAAAAGATTGATAATTTAACTATCTATTGTTCAGATTGTCCTTGGTTAAATTCACAGTATGAAAAAAATATGAAGAAGTTCAAGAAAGACTATGATTCTCTACTTTCATCTCCTCTAATTTCTCCCTTTCTCACAAGAAAGATTGTAAAGTTTCTCATTCCGATCGAACTTTAAATTGTGATTTTTTTCAAGATTCTTGAAAAAAATCAATGTGTAAGGTAATTATGATCCTGAAATGAAAACTCTTAATTGTAACGAATGTCCAAATCTCATTTTCATTCCAGATACTCTGGTTAATCTCACACAACTCATTTGTGCCTATTGTCCAAAACTCGTTTACAATCTTGCGAATTTAATGAGAGAATCGATTGTGAAGACGTTCAAGTGGCTAAATTTGATTTATCCATTTCTCATTCGGAATGTTGTCAAGTATTTAAAAATTGAAAAATAATCTAATTTTAGAATCTATTGTATGTCACGCCTAACTTCTCCTTTATTTGTAATTGCAGTTGCATATTTGTATGTCGGTGTTATTGGTATTGTATTTTACACTGAAAATTTTTACACTAATAATTCCTTTTTTTCATGGGGACCTCCGGTCAAGTTTTTCAACACGACAATTCTAACTTATAAATCCTTTTACACTCTTCAGATTCTAATTTTTTTTCACCAGATAGTGAACAACATGGTAAATAGCGTTGTGTATCCTTGGATTTTGAATTCAGTTCAAGACCCTAAAAATCGAGTTATGCAATATCCTAACTGGGTTTGTATATTCCTTGTTAACGCGTTCGACCTCTACAGTGAATTAGATATGATTTTAATCATTATGGGATTCACTTCGCAGATTTCCTTCATTGTTACAATCGTTTCTGCAAATCTAATCACAAGTACAATTATCAATTGGAAATACTTGCTATCGAAGCAAGAATGTAGAATTCCTTTTGCTAATTAAAGTTTATCTATCATAAATAAATGATAGTTAACGACCAAGAAATCACTATTTATGAACTGGATACTGAGCAGAAAATTATAGTTCGTATTGCGTCAATACTCAACACTATTCCAAAATATTTGTACTTTCCAAATGGGGGAAGTGTTGATATGACGCAATCAAGCGTGAAAGTGATTGACATCTTGTCATTGATTAAGAAAAATGCGAAGAAATCAATGGATTTTCCTACTTTCCTAACGAGTATAGAAGGCAAGATTGGGAATTTGAATGTTGAAACCGACTTGTTATATCCTTGGTTAGCTTATAATATGGAGATGGAAAATTTAGCTCGCTATAATGAGTCTATTATAATTATTCAAGCTGAGCCATTGGTTAAGAATGGATATTTCTCAACTATTGTGGACTTCCAAAGATTTTGGTCAACACAAAGATCAGAAATCAAGTCTGGTTTAGAAGAAAAAGTTAAAGCTAATTACAATCAAAATAAAAGAGCTGAAAAGCTTTACGAGCCATTTGAAAAAATTGAAGAAGGAATTGTATACACTGATTTCGTATCCGATCGGCTCTCTTTCCAAATCACTCTTGATTTCAAAGAACTCACGATCCTTGAGATTTTTAATTACATTCGTCTGAACGAGAATGTCCCATTCGCAACCGTTAATAAATACTATAAAATCTTGAACAACTATATACCGTTTGACGAATGGGTAAAAGAGAGCAATGAGAATCTATCTCTGAAAGTGTGTGAAAGGCCTCGTGCAAGTCTTGAAAGGTATAAGGATTATGTCAATGTTGATGTTGGTGTTGAAAAAGATGTTGTACTTGCAACGATGAAAATAATAACAGAAAGAGGATACTTGTCAAAGGATCAGTTCATTGAACGATTCTTAAACGTGTTTGGGATGAATGTAAAATACAGCAATTTACAAGAGACAGAGATGATTGGAATATTCCAATTCCCCTTGACTCGTATCAATACATATGTGCTGTCAGATTTGATTATGAACGACTCTCTTTTCTCAAGTTTAATCACCGTGAATGAAAGCGCAAAGGCTACAAAGAAAAAGATAGATAACAATCAACCATGGCTGTATCTATACTTTCAGCATCCTAGCACTGGAAATATTCATGCTGGAATTTCACAAAAGATTGCAGATCGTGGAAATATTGAACTTCGAGAAACCGATCCGGACATTTTTCCTCATAGTGAGCCTTATATTCGTGTTCGCATTCGTGGAAAAAATCTGAAATCAATCCAAAAATTCCAAGAGATATTTTCAAAATTAATGATTCTCTATGAGAAAAAATACGATGAGATTGTTAATTTCTATACAAAATATATTCCTACGTTTGGAACGATTAATGAATTCCAACTCCCTCCTCGTGAAATGAAACCAGATATGATTGCCCCTGAAGTTTTCGTTCGAAATTACACTCGAAGTTGCAGTGATAATCGAATGACAACTATCGTCAGCAAAGATCAGGCGGGAGACCATGAAACAATGCTGTTTCCGCGCTCAGCAGGTGACCATTCTGTAGAATATCCAAGTGATGGAAAGAATCAACAGTATTACGTGTGCTTAAATCCAGAGTATCCGTATACTAGTATACAGCATAATAACTTGGAAAATTCTGAAGACTACCCTTTCATTCCGTGCTGTTTCAAGAATAAACAGAATAAGAAAAATAGCTTGTATAGGCAGTATTTCTTTGATGAGGAAATAGAGCTGAAGAATAAGAAACAACAAGATTTCATTACAACAGATAAGATATTATTAGCGGGGCAATACGGGTTCTTACCTGAACCTGTTACAAAAATGTTTGAAATTCTTGATTCCGATTCCAACTACAAGTATATTCGAAGTGGAGTTCCTCGAAGTCAATCAAGCTTCTTATTTGCAGTCGCAGTTGCCCTGAATGACCAAACAGGAATATTGGAAATGGACAATGATGAACAAGAAAATTGGTTACAATCTATTCGGGAAGAGATGGAAACTACTCCTGTACGTGCTCTTTCTCGACAATGCGATTATAATATCGACCTTGATCATCCAATTGGAGACATGACCCAATACTTAGACCCGAATCATTATGTTCAAGTTTTAGAAGGGTATTTCGACTGCAACATATACCTGTTTAATAAAGAAAGGTTATTCCTACCTAATTTTACACAGAGTTACTACAAGAAGCTAAATAATTCGAGATGCATATTTATCTATGTTCACAGCGGGAGCGAATCTGACCGTGCAAAATATCCTCAATGTGAAGGTATTTTAAGATGGAATACAAAAAATGAAAACGATGTTCAATTTGCGTTTGATTACAACCAAGCTATTGGAAAAAAGGTGAATCAGATATTTGAAGCGATTCGGAAATCATATTCTCTTAATAATCCCGTACCCGAGACAGAGATGATATTGGCTTCAGAATTAAAGTTGATTTCACAATACGCAGATGCATATGGAAAGACTCGTCAAATCAATATTGAATATGATTCAGAGAAAATAACGATTCTCACATCCCCGCGTCCGCAGTTGATATGTCCAATCACGAATCAACCAGAATTGTGGAAGACAGATTCGAAAACAGCTCTTGCTTTCTTTGAAAAATCGGGTGCAACCGTTCTTTCTCAAACAATTTTTAACGGAAAGGCAAGGGAGATTAACGCCATTTCTGGAACTGTAAAATTGACGATTCCGATCAATGATGAAGGGAAATTGAAAAGAATTCCTGTATCAACAGAAGGAATGCATTCAGTCGAATCTGAATCTATTAGCGATATGGAAATCTATAATCAAAACAAGAAATTTGCAAGATACATAACTGAATATACATTCTGGATGTTTTCAAAATATATTTCAGGAGAAAAAGTTATTACAGACAAGATTCTCCAGAAATTTGGAAAGAAGAATATGACCATTATAAAGGATTTTAAATATGTAGATATTAAAAAGCGATTCTCCCTCTCGGAGAGTGGTGTAATAAAAGATGGAAAACTGGTAGTAACATCAATTGATATGTACAAACGACTGCTGTACGTGGTAAAACTCTATAGCATTCGTGATTTGAAGAGTCTGCTCTCATATTCTGAAAGAAAGGATATTTCTCATTATTATGAAGATATTACAGACTTTATGCAGTACGCGAATCAGATTATATTATACGGGGAGCAGGCTCTTGACAATTGGATTCACGAAAATCGCACAATCTATACTCTGAAGAAGGAAATTGAAGTTGGAACAAAGATGCCTTATTTCTTTAAAAATAAATTAATTGAAGACAAGGTCTTTCTTGCACAGAATTCAAAAAATCTTAAACACGCGATTGCAATTGCGAACAATTGGAATACGAAAGGGTACAATATTGGAAATGATACACAAGAAAATGAGGAGTTGTACAATTTCACATTGTACAACTATCAAAATGAAAACACAATTACTGTTCAAAATATCACGAATTCAAAGGAATCTACACATCCGATACGCATAATTGGATACAAGTTACAGAGTAATCCATATTACACTACATTGCTTGATTTAGATCAATCGTGAGGATCACCAACAACTGTTTTTCCTTCCTTACTCATATACCAAGTATGATCATTCTTGCACATACGATCTTTAAAATCACAGTCACAAGCTAATACAGCCTTTTCCTTGCATACTGGACAGAACATTGCCAATAGTTCTATTTTTTCTCGCTCCATATCAGAGGAAAATGTTTTATACGGGTCATACACGGATGCGACATATGGATCGCCTTCCTTTTCTGAATACACAGAGTATACAGATTGCTGATTCGATGCCTTGTCATCAGGATGAACGTATCCCATTTTTGACAGCCTATCATCGATTGATTGACGCATATTTTCGGGGTCCATTTTGATTTATTTATGCATGTATTTAAATAAATAATCGTATTTATAAAATGGATGAATCGAAGAAAATTTCACATTTTCGACAGACTATTAAGGAACAGTTTAAGGAGATTGCATTATTGAAATCGGAAAAATCAGTACTCGAAGCCACCATTCGAAATTTAGAAGCGACACAGGTCATTGTTGTTCAGCCGGAAGCCCTATTTCAAGAAGAGCCAAAGAAAGGGTGGTTTTCATCTTGGTTCTGAGTTTAATTTCGAACAGAAATTAAACGAAGCTAATCGAGTTTAATTTCGAACAGAAATTAAACGAAGCTAATCGAGTTTAATTAATCCAATTTATAACAGAAATTGGATCTATTCCATCTCTACATTAGCTAGAATGTGAGTATAGATGTACCAGCCCAATACGAGGAACTTTGTCAAGTCATCATCAAGTAATTCAGTGTCTTCCTTGAACAAGTAAGACATGAAAAACTCTCCTACCATTTTACTCTGTTCTGGTGTTAGCTGATTGTTATCTATCTTGTCTGCAAGAGCTCGTAGAAATTGTGGCAGTAATTTGTTAGAATTCATAACCTTTTCTTTATAGAATTTTTTCTATAAGTCGTTGAAAAACTTTTAATTTTTTCGGATTGTCTTGATTATAATAAAAATGTCTTTATCAAATTACACTCGTATTGAAAACACTGTAGTATCTGGTTCATCACTAGTATCAAATCTTTCCGGCGCTGATGTAAATGCAATTAGATTCCAATCTAAAGTTACTAAAAATGATACAATCACCCTGACAAATACTGGATATAACTTGACATCCTTCGATTTTGTCGAAGCAGTTGTCAGTAGGCAACTTGTTAATGGTGTTGGATTAACAGCATCGCGCGCTCTTTATCTTGGGCCTGATGCAGCTTCACAGGCTGCTGCTTATGTACTCATGTTTGATCTTGCAAGCGGTGTTGGTGCTAAAATTCTTCTGAACTTCGAAGTGACTGATGCAACAAATGCGGCTAACGCCGTGACTCTTGCTAATGGAGTTGTAGGCACTGCTGGTGCAACTAATACTTACGTAAAGGTACTAAATGATACCTTGACCACATCTTACACCCAACCGCTTTTTGCAGCATCTGCAGTTTCTGGAACCCACAAGACTGTGGAAGTCTGGGCTACGAATGTCACAGAAGGATCAGAGGCAGTTTCCTTCAATGTGCTTTCTTCAATTGGAAACTAAATTATTTATTTGTACACTACAAATAAATCTAAATAAGCTTCGTAGATTTCAACACACCATAATGTTTTTGAAGAATCACAAAGTCTTCCTGTTTTCCACCCTTGTCTGGATGATACTTTAAAGCAAGTGCTTTGTATCAGTTTTTGATTTCTTGGACAGAACTGGAAGTGAAAAATACTTATAAGCATCATTCAAAGGTGTAGGTTGTGTGAAAGGGTTCCAACCCTGACTCCAATTATAATTGGTATACGTGTGGAATTTGTGTTTAGCCTTCTTTTCACCACCATGACACCAGCAAAATGCGATTCCTTTGTCGCATTTCTTCTTAATGTGCTGTAAAAACAGGATTATTACATGTTGGGTAATTAGGATTCGCTCCAACGTGCTTTTCACACAGTATTTTGAACATAAACTTCCTGTCTTTGAATAACACGGACATTTCCCTATAGGAATGAGGAGTGGCTTGTTCAAACAGATTTTTACGTGTAGTTTTCGTCCGTAGTTCTTGAGTTGAGCAATCGTGAGAAGGTTGGTTAACATATCAACCGTCACACCATCCACCGCAAGAGATCCGTATTGTGCATACGTGGTAGGCGGAATATACATTTATTTTCCAAATGAATGTGTTTAAACGAATCATTTTTAAAATTTTTTTAAAAATTGTTCTTTAATAAATGTCTTCATCGAATTACACTCGTATGGAAAATACTATCGTATCTGGATCTTCCTTGTTATCGAATCTTATGCAAGGATATGATTATATGGACCTTCAGTTTCAAGCTTCCTTAAATAGAAATCCAATCATTGACCTTACAGCTACAAACAAACTATTAACTGCTGCTGATTGTGTTCAGGCAGTTGTTTCTACACAGCTTGTGAATGCTTCTGCAGGTCCAGTACATTACTTATATACTGGTACTGATAGCGCTTCACAAGCGGCATCGTATATCAATCTTTTCGACCTTGCTTCTGGTTTAGGAAGCAAAGTTTTACTTCATTTCCAACTTGCAACGAACGAATCAAATGACATAGTTTATTTTGGTGCAACTGGCTCAACTAATACAAATTGTTACACACTTCTTAGTGGAACATCAACAGGGCCGACCAATATAATGTTTGCTGGCCCAAGCAGCACTGGAGCAGCAAACGTCGGAACTGCTGGTGCAATCGCAACTGTTGAATGTTATGCTCTAAACGTAACAGAAGGCTCGGAAGTTGTAATTTTCAATATTCTTGGTCTTGTAAGTAACTCTTAAATATAATTTTCTCAAAAAATTATATTGCACATAAATAAATGTCTTCGTCAAATTACACTCGTATTGATAACACCACTATATCGGGTTCTGCGTTATTGGCAGGATTATCTGGTTTAGATGTTAACGCTCTTAACTTTCAGGCCTCATTAAATAGAAATCCTATAATCACTTTAACAGGTATTGATTATGATCTTACATCTGCTGATTATGTTCAAGCTGTTGTTGACGCCCAACTTGTAATTGGTTCTGGATTAACGGCTGCTCGTTCACTTACAGTTGGAACCGATAGCGCTGCACAAGCAGCAGCATACATAGCAATGTTCAATTTAGTGCATCCGGCTGTCAAAGCTGTTCTGTCGTTCCAAGTAAGCCAAGCTACTAATGCTGGTTTCGCTGTTGCTCTTAAAGGGGGAGCAACATCTAATAATATTAAAATTCTCCTTGCTAATGCTTCCTCTGCTGCGACAAATCAGTTGTTCGCCGCATCAGCAGTAGCGGGAACTATCAAACAAGTCGAAGTCTCGGCTACAAATTTTACACCGGGGTCGGAAGTTGTACAATTCAACATACTCGCAACCGTCGGATAAAAAATGAATTTAATTTCAAGTTGAAATTAAAAGTATGACCCTAAAAATCTCACTTCAATTGAACGATAATAAGTGTCCAAAACTTATTGTGAACTAATTCACAGGGTCCAACATACTGGAACCGAATCCAAAAGTATAGTACAAGAGTGCGTAAGATGCAATACTCGCCACAAACGTGAATAGAAAGGTGTATAAAAGACTCGTAGTATTCGTCTCTTGTTTGATGTCTTCCGTATCCTTATCCTTATCCTTATTCCATGACGAATAAGTATCGTATCGTCCTTTGATAAAGAGAGCAGAGACAATAATGAGAGCTGATGCAAGAGCGTTTAACACGAATGCTTTGATGTGATTGGTTGCTCGAAATTCAATGATAGTCATTTATTAAATGAGATTTATTTCATCCTTCGATATGTATTATTTTTCCCAACACACGTTGAAGAGTTTTTTGAGCACTCTGAAATAAATTTGCAACATTCTCTCGATGAAGTATTTTTATAATCAGAAATCTTGTCATCGAAGAATTTGGGTTTGATCAGAACTCCGTATCGAATTTCATTGTCCTTTCCGTATATTATCTTGTCAGGAGATTCGGTACTCGCATCAATCATATCAGCTATGAATTCCTTCCCGTATACCATTGTTGGGTCAACGAGGATTATTCTTGTATTTGATTCAGGCTCTCTTAGAACTGTTGGAATTAGAGAGCCAGTGTCTCCATAGTCTTTATTGTAACCGTATACCGTCACAATATCTTTTAACGTTACCGGAACTGTCTTCATATCGCTATAAGGAATTGTGAGAGCGATATCATCAACTCGTGTTGTTTGGTCGAGTATTGAATTCAAGAAAGGCTTTATTTTTTCAAGCTGTTCCTTATTGGCTGTGAAACTTACTACAATTCTGTCTCGTGATTTGGGAATATTCCTGTATTTTTCCACGTACATCCCTGTCGAGTCAATATGCATGTTGAAATAACGAAGAATACCGTAGTATGAAATAAACATGTAAAACAGTGCAAGAATGGAAATAATCAATGAAAATATTATTAAACTCTTTTTTGCCATTTTATTTATAATAAAATGATAACTATTCACCAGAATAATTTTGTTCCATATAGTTCTATCAAAAATTTTAGCAATACGAGTGTGTTCTATAAGAAACTTTTCACACCAGTAATGATTGAATCAGGAAATTTACTCTCTCTTATCGTTGGTCTCGCTCACCTCACAGGAAAGATATACACACCCGAGCCAAGTGAATTTGGTTCAGTCGTCTGTATCTTTCTTCAAGACGAGACAATAGTGGTAAAAAACCGAAAGACTGGCTTGAAAAATGAGATAGTTGGAAATCTGGGTGATGTGTGTGTTTTCGGCTCTCTTTTCACAGAAGAATGGAAAATATACAAGTGTAAAATATGCTTATTCCTGACTGAAAAAAATCCTCTTTCATACATCTATCTGAGTATCAATCATCGATTAAAATATGGAGCTGAAATTAAAAAGGAATTGGGAAGAACAAATGAATTACCAATTTGGAAGCAATGCATTCAAGATCAGATTGATTCGGGTGTAATGATTGGGAAAGGAAGCTATGGGAATGTTTACAAAGCTAATATTAATGGAAATGCATTCGCAATCAAGTTATCCAAGTTGAAAGAAGATGCATTGAAAAATCCTTTTGGAAGAGATTCTTCTTCTTGGTTTGAGGTGCATTTCCTACGTCAAGTTCTCAAGCCTCTTATTCAAAAGAATATATGTCCGAATCTTCCGCTTATATACGATGCTTTCGCATGTGACAATTGCAAGCTGAATATAAATGATGAAAGTGTTCAAACCCCGTGCGTTATAACAGCAATTGAACTCGCATCAGGGAATCTTAAACAGTATGTGAGAGATTCGAAACCGTCAACGAGTGAATTGTATTCTTGTATATTTCAGATTATGGCTTCTCTTCACACAATTCAATCATATGGTCAGATTATGAACTATGATGTCAAAAAGGAGAACATTCTCTATTACAATGTGGAGGCCGGAGGTTACTGGCAATATAGAATACACGGAATTGATTTTTACGTTCCTAATTTTGGAAAGTTGTTCATTCTTAACGATTTTGGAATTTCAAGAAGCATGTCTCCTAAATTTATTCTGTATAAAAATAAAACAGAAAAATTCTTCAAACTCGGTTCGAGATACGCAATTGTAAAAAATGGAAAGTTTGAGCCAATGAACGCAACGAGCAATGGCCACTCTGAAATGGTGAAATGGGATGATGGTACAGAAAGCAAAGGATGTGAATTCTCTCTCGCAAAAGAGACAGAGAAGGTTACTCGAAACAGAGCTGATATTGACGTAGAATATTTGAAAACAAAGGGATGCAGTATAAATTCAATGACGAAAAAGTTTTTTGAATGTCCTGAAGTAATTCCCCCATTTGAATTCTACAATGATACACAAGATGCAATAAGAATGTTTATCGGTGGGAAACGATCTACACAACGAGGCACTCATCGCAAGTATCCTTGTGTGACGAATGAGCTGGATTCTCAACTTCGCAAATATAATGGAGTTGGGGAAAGTTCGAAAGATCGCATTTTCTCAAAAAATCCAGCTCAACTATTAGCTGGGTATTTTCTAGTTGATTTTTTCACAGAAAATACAAACTACAGAACTATGCCAAGTACAAATAAATTAAGTACACATATAATAAGTTAAACATTTTCTAGCGATAGATAAATGTCAATATCTTATCACGGTGTCGTTGGACATACCAGCAGGGTAACTCTACCAAGTGTAGATATGTATAATATGAATATGAATATTCTTCGCGATCCTCCGAAGGGAATTCAAACAAGACGCATAGATAAAGTTGGTGAAATATCAGATATCACCCAGATGATTCAGGAATCTGGTGATCGTGTATGCGAGGGAATTAGCGTGTATGCGAGAGGTCAGAATCCAATGGTAGCCGTTTCGTATAATAATTCTGGAAGTCAATCAATACAGACTGGAGGAAGTCGAAATGTTGGTGGACAATCTTACTTACCGTATCGAATTCTGACAGGAGGTGCTTTCAGACCTCCCGCAAGAGACCAAAGAGATTTGCTTCCCTTGTCAAGATTACCTCGTGTTTGGACCTCGTCTTATTCGCAACCGGGCTTTGCAGATTTTTCAAAGAAAGCAATGGTTGCAGGTACTGATTTGAATACGAAAGGTGTTAAAACGCCCGGTCAAATGTTGAAGCCTTGTGCTCATCCAACTGCAACATTCAGGCTCGAAACTCCAATTGTTGAAACATACGAGGTGAGAAATGTGATTCGAAACCCTGAGCATATTTATGGCTTTAGTGGAATCACAACGCAGACACGAGTCAATGGTGTTCGTGGTGAAGCAACTCAAGAAATTATTGAGCAACCGATGCATGTTGATGTGAATATGAATTTGGGAAATTCTCGAATGCAAAGGAATATTGACATATTGAACTTCGACACGAGTGGCTATACACATGAATCGATGAAGGGACACGTTATGTCTAACGCATCGAGAAATATCCAATCCGTACCAGTATCTGTTCTTGATACTGATGGGAATATTAAGAATTCGATGAATATAACATATGACACGAATCACGTAACGTATACCAAACAAGAATACATTCACAATCCAATCGAACTTGAAAATGTATTACCACCCCACGAGGGACATACGAACAAGCGACAGAACATATATCACAAGGTTGTTGAGCCATTTGAAAAAGTTCTTTCTACAAATAGACCATCAACTTCCTGTGTAACTAATATGGGAACTCGTGACAGACAATCGATTGATAACATCACGAATCGTGACTATGTTCTGAAACCTACAATTACTGCCGGAAGCTATAATCCAAATCCAGAAAGGCCAATGTTGGAAAATGTCAACCAACTTCCTGAATTTGATCAGAATCGCGTTGCGAGAAATAAATTTATTCTTGAAATGCAACAAGGAAGAAATTGAATTTAAATTTAAAAAAAATTTAAAAATTAATGAATCTAGATTTTCAAAATGCATGTAAATGTGGTGATTTTTCCTTGGCACAAAATCTGTGGATGTCAGCAGATACACACGATTCTTTTTTAAACGATACTCTATTTATAATAGCTTGTAATCAAAATAATGTTCAACTTGCGGAGTGGCTCTGGGACAAGAGTGTTGAGGTTAATACACCATTCGATATCAACCGCGTATTTCAGGAAACTTGTCAATTAGGTTTCCTACCTATTGTGGAGTGGCTCTGGGACAAGAGCATTGAATTAGGAACTCTTTTCGATGTTCATTTCGAACATAGTATAATATTCACGTTTGAAGAAAAAATCGTGCTCTACTTTCTGAAAAAGGGATACTATCCACTTGGAAATTTTTCTACGCCTCTCCTAACTATTTGGAAATCGGGAAACCATCCTGTGCAAATAGTTAGGAAGAAATTTTCTCCTTTGTTGGTGAAAAATATTGTAAAGTATATTTAGAATTATTTTTGAATTTTAGGTTCCCAATAAGTTGCAAATCCGTCAGCTGTTCGTGTAATTGTAGCAGTCGGTTTTTTATAGACCATTACGTACAACTCATGGAACCCACGTCGTCCCTGCGGGTTAATGTAATCATATCCACGATTATTGTATGCAATACGCGGGATTATGCGCAATCCTTCAAACAATTTTTCAATTTCAGTTTCATTCAGAGAACCGATTTTCCTCAAAGGTGAAATACATGCATAATAAAGTACTTCACATTTGGTGTAATTTCCGCATCCGCTAATGATACATTGGTCCATTAAGAATGATGTTACATTCTTATTCTTATGATTTGCAATTAGTTCTTTCCATACATAGAGATCGAATTCTCGAGACAAAATATCAGGACCAAGCTTGCTAATTATATTGGTCATAGTAGATTCATTCATCGTGAAATGGAGAAGAGCCATCGAACTCGTATTGTGAAACCAGATTTTTTGAAGACCATTTATTTCAACATACCAATTACATTCCTCATCCTCAAAATCTTGCCATCTTCCATTTGCACGTATACTATGAAGAATGTAGCATCTACCATTTTCGTTGTAACATGTGATTACGATTATTTTCCCTTTGCAAAAAACATCCTCAATAAGGAAAGGAAGAAGTTTCTTGAACTTTTCAAATCCCCTTGGTTTAGATTTTTGATTATTAAGAAATTTCCAGTCTGTAATTATGTTATTTTTAAGTTTTTGATTTAAAAAATCTGTAATGAGTTTATACTCTGCAATTTCTGTCATTTATTTCTATGTAGAAATAAATCTAATCTTTAATCAATCTTTAATCACTCATCGTAGAATCATCATCCATTCCGAGAGTTGTCGCTACGAATTTCTTAGTTAACTTTGACATGTCTTCTTCATCGGACGAATCGTCCGATGAAGACTCTACAACCTTGGTAGCTGGAACGCAATCATCATCAGAATCCGAACTTAGAACTGGCCTCTTCTTTACAGAAGGGGCTGGCTCGTCATCAGAATCTTCTGAAGGCTTTACAGGCTTCTTTGCGGGAGTCACCTTCGCTACAGGCTTCTTGGGTGTAGGGGCTGGTGCTGTCTCGTCATCATCCGAGTCTTCTACAGGCTTCTTGGATGCTACTGTTGGCTTCACTACAGGCTTCTTGGGTGTAGGGGCTGGTGCTGTCTCGTCATCATCCGAGTCATCATCCGAGTCTTCTACAGGCTTCTTGGATGCTACTGTTGGCTTCGCTACAGGCTTCTTGGGTGTAGGGGCTGGTGCTGTCTCGTCGTCATCCGAGTCTTCTACAGGCTTCTTGAGCTCTGTATCTTTCGATTGGTATCCTTCGGACTTCTTCTTTGAAACAGTCTTGTTCATCTCCTTCAAAGCATCATCAGTATTTTCAAACAATTTGGTTTTCGTGTGTCCAGATGACCCAATCTTTCCATAATGAGTGCTAAGGTTGCTTCCAGACAACTTCATCTCATAGAACTTTCCTTCATTTGTAAGATATGAAGAACGGGTCTCCGCCTTGACATCATCGTCGTCCTCTCCATCAGTCTTTGCACCCTCAACTTCAAACCTGAATTGCCACTGCTTACAAAGCTCAATGTCTTCGGGTGTTAGACCGACAACTACCTTTCCATCATATTTGCCAACTACAACACGAACTGGAGGGTTTCCGTCCAAAGTCTTGAATGCAAATCCAGTCTCTTGGTGCAGATGCATATTAAGATCCTTGTTCAATATCAAGACTCTCTGAACGTCCTTACGAGGAGGTGATGAGGGTTTTGAAGTGACATTTTTCATTAGAGGCTTTGGAAGAATTTTCCTCTCCTTTGGCTCCTGCGTCTCGGCCTTCTTATGAAGAGCGCAGAAACGTGAACTCGAATCCTTAATCTTTACAGCACAACTAGTGCCTTTCTTATCACCCTTGATAAAGACGTAAGGACACACTCCTGTGTTGTTCGAGCTCTGCGCACTACTCGGGGCGACGCTGGGGCTAACACTTGGACTTTCGCTAGAATCGCTTGGGCTATCACTCACCTGACGAGTTCCCTTGCTCTTCTTATCCTTTAAAGACACTCCAGTCCACATAGTCATCAATTCAGACTTGGTGAAAGATGAATTCTGTTCTACAATTTTTGAAATAAATTTCTTCACATACTTATTTACCTTATTTTCAAGATCTGTTATCAAACACATTTGGATTAATTTCTACTCCGAAAAAATTTTTCATTTTTTTTTCACGCATAAAGAATTACACATAATAAAATAAATGCATAAAAGAAAAACCTATCCATCGATGGAACAAACATATCGTCAGGATACAAAACGGCTACCAAAGCCGAGGTTAAAACTCGAAGATGCCCCCTTGGTGAATTCTCTAAAAGATCTCATTGAGATTGGGAATTCGATCAAGTTTTACAAAAACCTAGATACTATCATGTTATGGAGAATAACTCCCTACTTGCAAGAACTTGATAGAATGGTTGGAATGAAATCTTTGAAAGAGACACTTTTTTACCAGATTATCTACTACATTCAAGGAATGCATCTTCGAAATATAGGGGATGAATATCTTCACACCATAATTTACGGGGAACCCGGCACAGGAAAAACAACAGTCGCTAAAATCATCGGAAAAATATACCAATCTATGAATATTTTATCACCAAATGGAACCTTCAAAATAGCTTATCGTGACGACTTTATCGCTGGATATCTTGGTCAAACCGCAACGAAAACCAAGAAACTTTTAAAGGCAAGTGTTGGAGGTGTTTTATTCATCGACGAAGTATATTCGTTAGCACCACGCAATACAGACAAGGATAGCTTTTCAAAAGAGGCGATAGATACCCTAACAGGCTTTTTGTCTGAACACAAGAACGATTTCTGTTGTATTGTAGCTGGGTATGAAGATGAGATTCGAAATTGCTTTTTCGGGATGAACAAAGGACTTGAAAGAAGATTTCCGTGGATTCATCGAATCGAAAAATATACGTCTGAAGAGCTATATGAAATATTCATGTTAAAAGTAAAAGAAAGTAAGTGGGAAATTGCCTTTAAAAAAGAAGATTTACTTTCTATAATTGAAACGAACAAGAATTTTTTTGTAAATGCAGGAGGTGATATTGAAACTTTCATTAGCAAATGCAGGATGATTCATTCAAAACGTGTTTTCTCTCTGAGTAAAGAGCATAAATTTATTTTTACAAAAGAAGATTTAGAAGAAGCTTTAGCTTTTCTAAAGAAAAATAATACAACAAAGGTGAATGAACCACCCCTCGGCATGTATCTTTAGATCTCGATCGGGATCAGAAACTTCACAATCTTTCGAGATAGGAAAGGAGAAATTAAAGAAGTTGAAAGAAGAGAATCATAGTCTTCCTTAAATTTCTCCACATTTTTCTCATATCTAGAATTGTGAATTGAATTCATCCAAGGACAATTCCAACAACTGATACGTATTAGATTCGTAAGAGTTTCTGGAATTGACGTGAGATTCGGACAATCAGAACACCAGAGATCTGTTAGATTAACAAATGTGTCTGGAATTGAAGTGAGTTTTGGACAATAAGGACAATAAAATCCTGTTAGGTTCACAAATGTATCTGGGATTGAAGTGAGTTTTGAGTAAGAACAACAGAATTGTTTTAAATTCACAAGAGTATTTGGGACGAAGGTGAGATTCGAACAATTCACACAAAAGAGAGCTGTCAAGTTTACAAGGGTTGGTGGAATCGAAGTGATGTTTGGACAATGAGAGCAATTCAAATAAGTTAAATTCACTAGAGTATCTGGAAGTGAAGAGAGTTTCGGACAGTTGGTACAATTCAAATAAGTTAGATTCGTCAGTGTATCTGGTATGAAAGCGAGATTTGGACAATGAAAACAATTGAGGTGGTTTAAATTAACAAGAGTGGGTGGAATCGAAGTAAGATTTATGCAATATGGACAATTAATTTGTGTCGTTTCAGAATCATATTCATTGGTACAGATGATACACATTTTTTTTTTCAAGAATCTTGAAAAAAAAATTTCATTTTAGATTTCGATCGGGATGAGAAACTTTACAATCTTTTGAGTTAGGAAGGGAGAAAGAGAAGTAGAAAGAAGAGAATTGTAGTCTTTCTTAAACTTCTTCTCATAGTCAGGATTATGACTTGAGTACAATTTGAACAAAGAAGAAGACGATTTACACCAACAAAAATATCTGGAATAAAAGTGAGATTTGGGCAAGAGGAACAATCGAGTTCTATCATTTCAGGATCATAATTACCTTCATGTTTTCAAAGAAGTCTTTGAAAATTTCAATTTTAAATTGGTAAGTTTTTATCTTCATCGTAGTCATGAAGTTCATCAGGTTCCATAACGACTGCATTACCAGATTCAATATCATCCTGAAGAGTTCGCTGACGATATCCTTTCCATTTCTTACCTCTTTCAGATGTTCCCCATATCTTGATAAAGTATTCTTCTATTTCGTTCTTCATCGGTACAGTATGACCCGGCAAACTATCACGAAACCAGTCCTTGAATATATTGTAAAGCTCAATAAGTGACAGACACTTGTTCTTATCCACAACAATCGACTCGTCCATAAACTGCTTGTAGATATCATTCTGCTTCCTGTACTTTTCGGTCGCTTCCATAACCTTTGATGGTTCAATACGTACTTTCAGGTTCTTCCGATGTTGTAACAATACCCAAGCAAAGGCTGAAACCATATTCGGAATCTTTTTCATGAAATGCTTATCACGAGGGAATCGTTTTTGCTTCAACTGCTCCTCATATGTTTCAGGAGCAGGTGAACTATCCTTGCAAAACACGGATTCATAAGGAAGAACGCGAACACGATTCCAAACTGCATTATCAGCATATTTCATTCGAGGAAGTTTATTGCAAATAAAGGTGAGTTTGAACATTGGAATAATCTCACGTCCATCCTTACCGCGTTCGAATAAATCACGAGCGTAATATGAATCACCACCAGAAAGATGCTTAAAAATACCGATATTGATCGCTTCATCACCATCTGGTTCTTCGAGAACTGCCCAACGGACTCCTCCACCGGTACGAGCTAGATCAGCAAATGCTGAACCGGCAGCGGGTTTTTTACCAGTGATAATATTGGTATTCAGTTTAACACAAAGTTGACCGAGCATTAAATCAAAGAACTTCTGCACGATTGACTTTCCATTATCACCATCGCCTACCCAGAAAACCACTGTCTTTTCGTGATTGCCTCCTACGAAAACATCAGAAGAGATATCGAGGAAATACTTTCGGAGTGATTTGTCTGGGAAAATCTGCTCCAAGAATGTATACACCTCTTGAACCATTTCGTCGTCATCAGTATATTCAATATAATTGATTGGCATGCATTTTGAAATGAAATCTTCAGGTCTTCCATGACGGAAAATATTGAGTTTGAGATCGTAGACACCATTTTTAAATGGAGCGAGATGCGGATCTGCATCTAACTTGTCTCTAAAACGAGGATCGTAAAAGACTTCCTGAGCCTCTTTCATAACATTCGATTTGAAAGGAGAAGATTTTAGATTCGAGATCATTTTTCCAACCTGTTTGATTCTTGCGTTAATCATTGTTTCTTTTGCCTTGTCTTGACAATCTTTCAGTTCATTATAGAGTGATTTAACTGCATCGTAATACTTTTGAACCAATCTTCCTGAAATCTTCTCTCGAAGAAAGACACCTTCCTCAATCTGCTCCCACTTGTGACCAATAAATTGAAACCATATTTTATTCGCAACGCTTCCGCAAACAAATTCATCTCCGTATTGTGCGTAGAGAGCTTTCGCCACGTCATTATGAGATCCATCCAATGACGATTCAATGTATTGCTTCGAATTGTTTTCCTTGAATTTATTATATTCAACTGGGTTATCAATCTTTGCAAAATAGAAGAGAGTTCCAAGAGTGTAATTCTTTTGCACCATTCTCTCCCAATGGTAAATACAACTATTTTCATCATACTTTTCCTCACACCTACTTGAAAATTCACACCACAGATCCAACCCATCAGAATGACCTTCTGAAATATTCCAGAGAATCCAACCGATGGACATCCACTCGTCGAATTGCTCTGCACGGAAATCTGCGAGCATTGGAAGTAGTTTCTTTGCAATTTCAAGGGCTTCAGGAATTGGGATATTTCGATGGTTGATACTTGGATCTCGTTCCTTGTTCTTTGCCTTGTTTTTTTCTTTCAAAGGTGAAATAAGGTTTAGTTTCAACTCTTTTGTTGCGCGATTCGCAGACACAATTGAAAGAATTCGAGGAAGATATTCCTTTACTTTTCCTGCGATTGAAATCTGCTTTTCACGATCATCAAATAACTGATAATTTTTAAAAGCCTTCTCAAGACTAAGTAGTTTTAGTTCAGAGTTGAAGATTTTTGTAACCACGTAAGGTTGAGCTTCTTCGGATTTACGAGAGCCATAAAGAAGCCAAGAAACGGTGCAACAAGCTTTATCAACTACCATTCCAGAATCTTCAATTCCAAGATTGGAAAATAGATTACAATCACGAATTGAGTCCTGAACTCTTGGAATAAGCTGAACTTCTTGGTTCTCACGACTTAAGAAACAATAAGGAAAATGCAGGTGAAAACCATGCTTAAAATAAACCACTTCATTCTTGGTCTGTTGATACATTTTCTTCTCCAAAACAACACAAATCAATTCTTGGTCTGTACAGTTTTCAACAATCTGTCTCAGAACTGATTGGTATGTTTGAACAACCGTTAACATTTGTTCTTCACTATACAGTGAATCTCCCATTGGGTCTCCTTCATCACGGATCTTTAGATCAATATCTGCCAAAACTGGCATATAACTTTGGGGCTTTTCTCCAATACCAAAAACTAAATTCGGGTCTGTTGTGATTGCATTACAATAATCCTTCCAAAATTCTTCGAGAGTCTGTCTGTTAAACTGAAATCGGCCCCTTGGTTGAACCATACTTATGTGAGTATGAAATACACCATCGACATAATTAGATTTGAGTATTTTTCGAACTGCATCCATTTTACTTAATAATACACGATAAGATTTTAATCATTTTTAAAATTTGTAATTTTAAATTAATTCGAACAATCGGGGCAAACGCCTTCACATCCAAACATATTTGCATTCAATACTTTCTCACATATGAAGCATTGAATTTTTAATTCGGAGTAATAAGGCTCAATAATTTCTGTTTGAACATCTAGATGCGTGAACCCATCATAGAATAGATACAGAACCTCACACGGGTTTTCTGGCTTATTTTTGGTAAGTTCCTTGATTTTCCGAGTTAGGAAATC